TCTGCCGCCTTGGCTGTACAAGTTGCTGCGTCTGCCGCCGTAAGGGCTTTTAACTCGTCTGCCGCTGTTGATACTGTGGTTTGCGCCTCTTTTGCCGCCGCTTCCGCCGCCGTCCGGGCGTTTTCTGCCGCTGTTTTGGCTGTCTCTGTGCTTGCCGCGCTTGACGCTGCCGCTGCCGCTTTGGCTGTACAGGTCGCTTCCGCCGTCTCCGCTGCTGCTTGGGCGTTTTCCGCCGCCGTTTGGGCGCTTGCTGCGGCTGTAGCCGAGCTTGCGGCTTCATCGGCCTTTGCTGCGGCCTGTTTCCTTGCCGTAATCGCTGCGTCTGACGCCATTTCGGCATACTGCCAATATTTATCGGCTTTCGTTTCACTTTCCGCCGCCGCCGTTTCGGATTTTTCCGCTGCGTCCGCTGCCGCTTCCGCTCTGTCCGCCGCCTGCCCCGCCTTGTTAATATCTCCGAGTACCTTGTCTATCTGTCCCTGAAGCTGTTCGGCTATAGTTGCCGTAGGATCGCTTCCCGTTTCAGCGTTGCTGTCATAAACAGATTCTAATACTTCAAACACAGCCTTTGCACTCATAGTAGCCCTATCTGTTACTGTGTCTCCTCCGGATGAAGATGTTGTAACACCTCTTATACTCATCTCAATTTCTCCGGCATACTTCTTTGCTTCTGCCGGTATCGGGACGTCGTATACGGTAATATCATCGCCAGGTATAAGGTCTGCCGTAAGATATACAATAGTTGGGTTTTCGCCCTTTGCATCAAGCCATGTAATATGCTTGCTTAGTCCGTCCCATAACGGACTGAATTTAAGCCTAAGCACCACATCGTTATGGCTTTCCGCGGCGCCTACAGCAACACCGGCGCCGTTTACGTACTCGTCTGTTACAGTACATTCAATTATCCTTTTTGACATATGAGCCACCTCCAAGCGCCTTTTTACCGTATTTTTTTAAAGTGCATGTGCGGCTTTTATATAATTTCTGTTCTGTTCGGTCATAAGGTCAGCGGCTCTTGCGTCCTGTTCCTGGCTGCGCATAAGAACGTTGTAGAATTTTCGTTTTATCATAACCTGCTTGCCGCGCTGTATCTGGCAGGTTTCGCCGTTTACCGATACAAATATATCGTCCTTGTATTTGTCGTTGTCCTTAAATGCGTAAAAAGGCACAAGCTCCTCTAAAGGGTCTTTATTAACTGTTTTTGCCATAACCGTATCTCCTTTCAAATTGTTGTTTAATCCATAAGGGGAGAGCAAAGCCGCCCTCCCCTTATACTTTAGTTAGCGCCTACCTGGAATGTTGATGCACTTTCGATTCTTACCATATACTGCTCTACAAGTCTTTCTGCGGTCTTTGTAGCTTTCCAGCCTACAGTTGCCCTCTGGTTGATAGGGTCAGCTGTACCGGCGCTGCCTAACTGTTTTACTATATGCTGTAAGCCGCCTCCGGTTATTTCAGTAATTCCGTAAGCATCTGCGCCGAGTATAAGAGTAGAGTACACGTCTCTGCCTTCAGCTCCGCCTTCGCCGGGGTAAATTATATCTCCGTCTGCCGGTGCTGTTGCGGGTGCCTCTTTAAGCGTAAGATATGCTGCTCCGGCCTCTCCTGCTGTTGCGCTTTCAACCTTGCAAAGCTGTCCTTTAACTATAATGTCTCTTCCTGCGAGAGCAGCTGCCTGTGAAGAAGTTATCTTTTCGTCCACTGTAAGCTTTAAGCCTGATACAGTCCAGGAAGCGGTTGTAAGAGTCCTTGCTTTAGGTGATGAATTAGCCGTATCGTCAATAAGCAAGTCGTCTGCATGGAACACTTTTGCTTCGCTTGTTTCTACGAATCTTACCCCCTCAATTTTACCGATTTCACCTTCGTAAATATCGTCTGGGTCAGAGTATGTTTTAACATTTACCCATTTAGGGTCACTCATAAGGTCATAAGCAGTATCAGGGTGAATTATACCTATAAAGCTTCCGTTTATCTTTTCGGCGTTCATAACCTTTAAATGTCTAACAGCTTTGCGTACATCGTCTACCGTAAGATATTTGTTGTCTGCTTCGTTAGCGTTTCCTCCGCTAAGCAGGCTTCTGTCGGCAACTCCTCCTGCATACATTACGTTAGTTCCGCCGTTAAGCACCTCTCTTGTTATAGTGTCAAGGGTTCTTCCTGCCTGGCTTGCGCACAGCTTTGTAGCCTGTACAAGGTTGTTGTCAATCGCTGTAAGCATTAATATATCCGAAAGCTCAACATAAGATCCATATTGCTGTACAAATGCAGTTAATGTACTCATTGAAAGCTTAAGCCCGTCGGGAGTAACACCTTCTGTTAATGGTACAAGCATTTTAGGCAGGCTGTCATACTTCCTGAACTCTATCTGCTTACCGCCGTTTTTAGGTATAGGATGCTTCTGCCCGAACTGGTCGTGGACAAGGTAAGGCTCCGCTAAATCAATGAGATAGTCGGAGTAAAATGTTTTCATTTCCTCACTTAATCCGGGGTCTGTTGTAACGTTTGTGTTTCCGTCAAAAAGTGTAAGGTCAACACTTAATAGTTTGTAAATATTTTTCATTTTTCAAATCCTCCTTTTCATAAAAAAGGCGCAGAAGATTTGGGCATTCACCCTCGTCTCCTACGCCGTGTCGTAGTAATTTTTAAGCTTCCGCGGTAATATTTACTTTGTTGCGTTTAAAATCTTATAGTTTCGCCGCGTGCGGCTCTTCTTGCTATCTCGGCTCTGTCTTTCCTCGTCAGCTTACTTACATCGTCCTTAATAGTAAACGCGCTCTGACCGGCAGTCCCGTTTTCAGGGGCCCTTCTGCCTTTAGCCCTTATGTTATCTACAACATTTCGCTCCACAGCCTTAGCCGTAACGTGCATAGTATCGCCCATAAGCTCGTCAAAATGCTGTACCTTATATGCGTGTTCCATAGGAGTGCCGCTTTTAAGCATTGACATAAAAGCCGGGTCTTTAAGTTCATTTGATAAATTAAACTTAGGGAATTTTTTCTTAAGCTCCGTAGCTTCGTTATACCAGGCTTGAGCCTGTTGCTGAGCCCTTAATTTATCCATACCGGCCTTTTGTGCGGCCATAAGCTCCGAGTTTTCTCTTTGAAGCTTCTGGAATTGCTTGTACTGAGCTACGGTCATTCCGGCTTCTTCAGCCGCTTCACTCCAGTAAGCGTCGTCATTTTCAAGAGCTGCCATAAGCCCGGCTGTATCTGTACTGTCTACGCCGTAGCGGCTCCCGAGTACATTCATAATCCCCTGATATTTGTCAACCTTCTCTTGCAATTCCTTTGTTTCTTTGAACCTTCTGTTAATAATGCGCTGTGTATCTTCTGTATATATATCCTTATACTCCCCTCGGATAAGCTCGTCATAAGCTCTTCGTCTATCCTCCTGTGTATCGGATGTAACAGTAACATCAGGTTCAGCTTTCGGCATACTTTCCTGCTTGCCGTAAATAATATTTTCGAAATCTCCGCCCTTTGTTTTAGCCCGACGGGTGTTGCCGGGCGCTGTCTGCTCTGTCGTACCCGAGGCGCCGTCTCCCGCTCCTTCTCCTGCCGCTGTGCCTGCGGCGGCACCGTCAAAAAGCGTAAGGTCTGTATACAGTAATCGGGTACTTGATGAATCAAACATAACTTTCCTCCTTTTCGCGGATGTATCGCCTCCGTGTGTCGTTATAAAAAGATTATCATCTCTCACTTTATAAATTCACCCCCAAACCTATGTTTTTTTAAAATTTTTATTAAACTTCGCATATTCAGGATAACTTGCAGCTATTTGCGCAAGCCCTATGGCTGCCATTTGGTAAACCGCGTATGCATTTTCATTGCCAGTAAATATAATTTTTGCCTCTCCTTTTTTAAGCTCAAGGCATTTAACGTCTGTATCAGTGCTGTTTCTTAAGTAGCCAGCTAAAGCGTATAAAATACCGCTTATAGCTGCGCATACGCTGCTGCTTCCGGTAGCGTGTCGGCTTGCCTGTATTATGTATAGCTTTTTGCCGTTTTTAAGCTTTAAATCATAAGCCGTTATGCTTGTCATAAGAGCACCTCCTATTCAATTTTAGGGGTGCTTCTCTCTGCAAGCCTTTGTCCGTAGCCTGTCATAGGTGTTTGTGCGTCCTTTACTTTGGCTGAAATACCTTTGCCGGATTGTTTAACAGCCTGTTTTGCGGCCACGCCTGTTTGTGTTCCGTTTCCAGAGTTAAGATTGCGCCCTGTAGCTGTCTGCACAACAAATTTAAGCATCTGATTTTCCTGCTTAAGTTGCTGACATACATTAAATAACGTCTGACCTTGCCTTACATAGTCCCGAACTTTCTCTATCCCTTCAAACTCCATCATATCAAGGCAGGCAGAAGCCTCCTGAGCTTTTGTCGGGTCAAAAAAGCCCATGCCGTAAAGCTCTTTTGCCGTTTCATTTTGCTCCATTCGGCTAAATGGATTCTTCTTCTGGGCTTTTATTTTAAGGTCAAAAACAGGCCTTCTGTAAAGCTCGTTGCCTTTCATATCCATACCTGTTACCTGTGCCTTAATAGCCGCATTGTTAAGCTCGATAAAGTCATAGCCTCCGTTTTTTCCGGTAATTCTGAAAGAGCGAGTTTCGTCGTAAAACTGTCTGATAAGTTCAATACATAGGCGGCTTATGCCTACGTAAGCCCTGTAGCTTGACGCTATCATGTCACGGCTTGCCTTGTTCCCTGCTTCCTGAAGAGCAGCTATTGCCGCTGCAGCCGTAACGCCGCTGCCTACTCCTCCGCTGTTTACGTCACGATTCGCAGCTGTATCTTTCATCTCCTCAATTTTCATCTGAACAACGTTAAGGTATACGCTGTCAATGTCGTTTCCGGTTATCTCTTTCACTCGAGCGTCACTTATCTCGCCTTCTACACGTACAAGCGGCTTATTCCAATCTTTAAAATCATCCTCGTTAATTGCCGTTGAACTGCTTACAAAGTATCTTTTTTTTGTATTCATCATAGACGATTCAAGTATATTTGCGGACAGCCTGTCTATGTAAAGCTGCGGGTCTTTGCATATAGCCACATATCCAAATCCAACAGGTGTCCCCTTTTCCGGGAACATAACGTCGAGCACTATCGGATACATCCCGTGGTCATAATAGCCTCTGTCTGCATATTCTGGTTCGTTTTCCGACGCGAAAAGCAATGTATCTCCGACAAATTTGGCAAAGTGCAAAAGCGTTCTTCCGTCTTTAGTCTTAACCTTGTAGTACCAATCAACAACTACGCTCTTGTCAGATGTATCTACTGTATCATCATATATGTATTGCTTGACGTCTATCGTGCTTCCCTTAAGCTTTCCTTTATGCTCAGGATATCTGTTTTCAAGGATATCTTCATCAACAAGCTCAACTATAAATAAATTACGGCTCTGTTGTATATCAGTTATGCCCGGCTCCCAAAAGAGTTTAAGCAGGTCAATGCTTTTTATGTCAATGTCGCCAAGCCCGTTTTCTTTTTCGCTATTCCAAAAAACGCCGTATGCCGCCGTTCCGTGTTTAAGCTTTTCCCACCAGTTGTTGCTGTATGTCTGCTCATAGTCATTACACTCTAATATAACCGGAAGAACCGAAGATAGCGTGTTAGCGCTCTGCTCATCGCTTCTTTCCCGTGGCAATACGATCGGCTCCGGATAGTTATCCATAGCGTCAGCGTGTTTATTTAATATGCAGTTGAAAAGCCAGGCGCTTGTAGGTTCAGGCCCTCTGTTTGAGCTTTTTATATCTTCCCAGTGTCGCAATTCCCACCACAGCTCATCCTTAACTATGCGCTGTTCAAGGTTTTGCTTCCCGTTTTTATACTTCGTGAGCGTCTTTGTAGCTTCAGCTATTTCTTTTTGGCCTATCTTTTTTTGCCCCGGCCTAAGTACTGTTTCATCTTCAGCAGCCGAATTCCCGCCAAACAGTGTTTTAAATATTGACATATTAATACCTCCTGTAAAAGTCGTATCGAGCATAGTCTCTGTTAAATATATAGTCATCTGTAGATAAGGGGTCGTAAGGTTTGTTTTCCCTATATACTCTTGAAGGCGGCGCAATAGGATTACGCATACAAACATATCTGCATTCGTCGTAAATGTGATCCTCGCCGTCACTATCAACATCTTCTACATTTGCCTCATCGTAAACAAGAGTAGGAAGCGTTCGTATAAAGTGTTTGCATGTAGAAAAGATATATAACATAGGCACACCATCTTCATTAAATGCAAGGCGGTGATGAAGCTGCATCTTGCCGTCTATGCGAGCATTATCGCCTTTTTCAAAGTACACCCTTTCTCTCTCCATAAGCGCGCCTATGCTTTCGGTACCGTCGCTTCCCCATATAGCAGGGTCTCCGACACGATGTATCTCGCGACCTTTAAGATTAGGGTCATCAGATTCAATAGCCTTAATCTGCGAAGCAAGGTAACCCGGCTCCCATTTAACGCCTTCATTTGGCGTGCCTGTACATCCATAAAGCTCTCTTATCCGGTACAGCCTCCTCTCCCTGTCGACGGCGTACCAGCCTACTGAAAAAGGCCTCGAATAGCCCCAGTCAAGGCCGCACCATATGCTCCACTCCTTTGGAATGGCAAAGGGCTCTATAACATGTGTATACCTCCTATCGCTATAATGCGAAGGGTCGTTTACCCACTCAGTAAACACCTGTCCGCTAAATGTATCCCAATCGCCATAAAGCAAAGCGTTGCGCTCCGCTTCGGGCATAGCCGCAAGGCGCTCAACGTATAAAGGGTCATTATTTAACAGCGCAGGATTGTCATAAACAGTGCTCGGAACGAATATCCGGCTTTGAGTGCTCTTGTGCTTCTTTCCTTCTGGGTCCAGCCATTCAACATCCTGTTTTATTGGTGTCATAGGCGGCGCCGCTGTAATAAATCGCTCTTTAACCCAGCCGTGCCCAACTCCTCCCGGATTGGCTGTCGCCCTTATATATACCCTTGTGCCGGGCCCGTTTGGCCTGTTTCTCGAAAATAAATAACTGTACTCTTCGTAAGTGAAATGTGTTAATTCATCAAAGGCTATAAAGTCATAAGCCTGGCCCTGATATTTAACTCTGTCTTTGCTGTGCTGCATCGCGCCGAATATAACTTTTGCGCCGCTTGGGAAAGCCCATGTATGGCTTGACGCATTATATTTAGCTTTTGGAAAGCACTTCGGATAGTAGTTAAGCGTCTTGTCAATAAGCTCGGCAAGCTGAGGAAAAGTCTTTCGAAGTATAAGAGCCTTGTAGTGGGGTATATTTACTTGTCTTAAGGCCTCTATAACTATAGCATCACTCTTGCCACCTCCTGCGGCCCCGCCGTAAAGCGCCTCATATTCGGGCCTTGCCATAAACAAAGCCTGTTTCGGCTGAGGCTGCCAAATAACTTTACTACTGCTCATCTCCGGCCTCCTTTTTAACCTCTGGTATAATGACTACGCCGCCTGTGCTGTCTTGTAAATCGCTGCTGTCAGGTTTGTACCTCCACTTATCGCCGCGCCTGTTTGTCAGCCAAAACATAGCGCTTGTAGGGTCAGGCGGCACATCTCTTACAACTTTTTTTGTAAGCTTAATGACGTTGTTGCTCCTGTCAATCTTTTCCTCTACGGTAACTTCTATAAATTGATATCCGCAGGCGCGTTTATAAAGCGCCGCTTCCACGTTATCGTCAGTTATGTCGCACGCGCACGTGAAAGCAGCCGCAAACGCCTTGTAGCGCTCGTCGCCTTTATGGCCCAAGTCAATGTATTTACGAAGAGACGAATAAGCTATCCCAAGCTTTTTTGCAACTTCTTTAGCAGTAGCGCCTTTTTTTACCCATTCGCAGATACGCTCTGTGTTTGGAGCTACATGGGTTTCAAATTTACTTTTAATAGCTCTCGCCTCCTTTCTATCCATTAAATCTTATCAAAAGCCGCGCCGAGATTCACCCCCACAACTCTGCTGTTCTCATTTAAAAAAAATAAAATTATTAAAAAAACCTCTTGACATCCTGAACATTGTGCAGTATAGTAAAGACAGATAAAGGAAGTAAGCATAAAAGAAGGGAGAAGTTAATATGAAAAAATACGAGCTTAAAAAAGGAACAAAGGAGTTTACAAAGGAAGATTTACATCAGATGAAAGGCTTATGCGTTGACTCTGAAGAAACACTCGCATCGTTTGAAAGTAAAGAGGATGCTTTAAAAGCTTTAAAAGGTTATAAAACATCAATATTTGAAACAGGCAACGCTGTAAATTACTTCTGCGTAGAGCAGTATTTCATCGAAGAAAATGAATACGATGATGATAGTGAATGGATAGATGGCGGCGATGTATTAAGTTATACAGATATCAAGATTACACTTTATGTCGACTATGAAGAAGTTAGCAGCTTTAACAACTATGCAGAAGCAAAGGCAGCTTTTGACGCCCTTGATGACGCCCCCGAATACGAAGATGCAGAAAGCGATGAAGGATTTAAATACGTCAAGGTATATTTAAAGCCTTTCGAAACAAAGGAGATTTGGGTGAAAAAATGATGATAAGCTTTAAAACTTTCCGCTGCCTCTACTCTGAGGCGGCGGATGCCGATAGCCTTGATATATATATCGATAAGTGTTATCGTCAAGAATGTATGGAAAGCTCAGCCGATAATGTTGATATTTTGGCCGCTATCTATTCAATGGTTAAGGGAGGCATCCCGGCAGTCATTGAAACAAGCGGATTGAATAAGAAAAGGTTTTGTCAAATATTTGGTGTTAGCGAAAGAGGTATGTTTTATTGGCTTTCCGGTGAGCGGAAAGCACCGGCTTACACATTACTGCTTTTAGCATATGCTGCGCTCAGCTTGAAGTTAGATGCAGATTAATAGAAACAGCACAAAAGAGCAGAGTTATATCCCTGCTCTTTTCCCTTTCTCATATCTTTTCAATATCTCCAAAGCCGTCTCACATTCCTTCCAGCCTGATACACTTGTGCAATATTGAGCGGCATAGCTGTGCAGCGCCCTGTCGCAGCTATACTTTTTTATGTATCCGCTCTCGCATCTTATCTCGTTCTTTTTACTCATGCAAAAAAATGGACAAGCCCATCGTTTGTGCCAGTAATCGCCCACAGTTACCCCTCCAATCACAAATTATATCAATATCAGCTTTCAGCACTTCACATCCTGATTGAACAGCCTAAGCCTCAACTCAAGCTTTAATTCGTCCTTTATGGCCTTTACATGGTCCTCCCAGCTGCAATACCCCTCACCCAAACAAACAGCTTTAAATTCAAACCTGTCTATAAACTGCTGCGCCCTCTTTTGCCCGAAGCCGAACTCATCGTTAAGCGTCGCAATGGTTAAAATTAAAAACGTGTCACAAGTCTGGTCTTTAATTCGACCTATAGCCTCATCACAGGCAGAGCGCTTAACGCCTATGGGCAGCCTTGTGCAGTTGCGGAATTTAAGCTCTTCCTCTAATCCGTCTACGCCTTTTTCTTTGGCTATCTTCAAAGCGTAAGCCATCCCCTCTCGCCTCGCCTGCTCCTCTTTGTTAAGCTTCATCTTTCCTCGCTCCCTTTTGCCCTGCATATCTTTTCAAACAGTCCTGCAAAGCCGCTATGACTGTATAGTCAAGAATGCTTATATCTTTTGGTTTCTTTTTTAGCATAAGCAACTCACAGCTTAACGCAGCACTCAATTTCAATGGCTCTAACGGATTGTTTGAATCATCGGCCCACTGCATTTCATAATCCTGCACCTTCTTTAGGGCTTCAATCGCCGTATCTATCGCCTGGATTAAATCACCCTCAGGAGTTCCATCGCCGGCATAGCAAACTTCGCTTCCATAAAGCCCCTTATCATCTTTCAATATTTCAATAGCTTCTTTCTCTGTCATTTATCCACTCTCCTATTCCATTCCTCTACTGCTTTATCGCCGTAGGAGTATACAGGTATGTAATCTTTAATATAATCTACATACCTTGTATATCCTATGTAAATTACAGGCTTCCCTCTCGAATGACACTTATTGCATATACAGTAAGCCGCCATTTTTATCTTTTTAATTCCTGCGCTATTTTGACCTATATAGCGCTCTTCTCTGTGGGCTACGCTCACGCTTGTGCTTCCACAGAAGGGGCAAGGTTTAGCGTTTATTGCTTTGTATTTCCACGGTTCACATTTCATTTGTTCTCGCTCCTCCTCTATCAACTCCGGCAGATACACAGGGCTGCCTACTCCACCCTTTCCACTGTCACCCGGATACAGTTTTCCGAGTGAAATTTATGTGCCACCTCTGTAACGTGCCGCCTGTCGTCGTCCTCTATAAGCCAGCCCTTAAGGCTGTCAACTATCATTTTCCCCATATATGCGTGGTTGTCTATGTCGAGCCGGTCGTTCCAGCAGAAAGTTATCATCACCTTCCCGTTTATAACCTTCCGCTCTATGTCCTGTCTGCGAAGCTCCGACTGTACAAGCGCGTGCCAATACTGGGAATCCTTCTGCCGCCTTGTCCAGTGTTTACCGGCGTAAATGGCGTTAAGCCCGTATTCCCTCGTCCAGTATTTCCGCTCCTTTGCCGTACCCGGGTAGCTGATTGTAAACTCTGTCAAGTTCTCACCTCATCCTGTAGTTTCGCTCTCGGTCTCTGACGATTTCTATTTTGTACCCCTTGCTCATTTCGCTTATTCTGCTGCCTATAGCCTCGTCAATGTCTAATAGCTCCGATACAAACCTTTCACAGGATATGATTGTCATCAGCCTGTTGATGTACCTGTAGTTGAGCAGCTCAAACGCAAGGTTAACGTCGGCAGCCGTCGGAGCTTTTTTCGTGTCTGTCTTAAACAAATCATCGATGTATAAGACGTCTACGGTCTTTAACGGATTTATCAATCTGCTGTACTCGTAATCATCGCATATGGCCATCTTAAGCCTCATAGCCTCATCACGCCACGTTATGTACCTTGCTCTGTAGCCGTCGTTAATAAGCTTGCCAACTACCGCCGTACAAAGATGTGTCTTACCGCTGCCGACCTGTCCGCCGATGTATAGCCATTTGCCCTTTGGCTCAGCTGCGTATTTCTTTGCCTTGTCCAGCATCCGCTTTTGCCAATCCTCGGCTGTTGTGAAATTATCAAACGTGCATTGCTGTATCTGTCTTTCAAGCCCGCTTGCTTTAAGCCGTTCAAGGTTAATCTGCTGTATCGTGCATCTGCATAGCTTGTAGTAGTCATTTCCGTCAATCACTACTTTCTCAAGCCCTAAGCCTCCGCATATGGGGCATACGTCAGATGTACTCGGTGTGGAGCAGCTCGTCCCACGGGGTTTGATTTTGTTTAACGCTGCCATCAGTTGTGCGTCCACCGCTATCCTCCCTTTCTTTTCGTTCCCACGTCCTTACTGCCGCTTTCCAGTCCTTCATCTTGTTTTTTCCAATCATCCAGCCTTTAGCCTCGTAAAAGTCAATAAAACCTTGTGGGTCAACATTGTTCTCTCGCTCGGAACAGTAGCTTTTGACTTCGGTAAGAGAGGGAGGGGAAAAAGCTTGCTTTTTCTTTAGCCCCGTAGGGGCTTTCTTTTTATCTTTATCTTCTACATCTACATCTTCTTCTACATCTACATCTTCTTCTACATCTACATCTACAGCTTTTTTTGCTTTTTTTGCTTTCGTTTGCTTTTCGGAAAAAGCTTTTGCTTTTTTTGCTTTTTCCTCCTCTTCGGAAGCCTCGTTTTTTGCTTTGGGTCTGCCGCCTTTTTTCCCCGCTTTACTGCGTATTTCAAGGGTTTTTTCGTACTTTTCCACGTCTCTGTTGAGCTGATTTTTTATCAATGTAAAAGCCATTAATGCCATTCCGTCAAGCTGCGGAACAGACCCGTTTTCCGCGTACTCAAAGACTGCCATTAATACACGATACCCATCTTCAGGGCTTAACAGCTCAAAGTACTCTTTATACTCGTTGTAAAAAATGAAATTGTTTTTTCCCATTTTTCATACCATTCCTTTTTGCTTTTTTTGCTTTTCGGAAAAAGCATTTGCTTTTCATAAAAGCTTTTGCTTTTTTTGCTTTTTCTGTTAATTAAAACGGCAAATCATCATCTGCCTCCGCCCCGTCTACAAGCTCAAAGCCTGAGCTGTCTTTCGCTTTTTCTTTCGCACTGTCCGCGAAGAAGTGTTCGTTTGTAATTACCTCTATTACATATTTCTTGTGTCCTTCTTTATCCTCATAGCTTCTCGTACTGAGTGAGCCGGCTACAGCTATTCGCTGCCCTTTTTTTACGTACTTTTCGATAAACTCCGCTGACTTACCGAAGGCAACGCAGCTTATAAAGTCCGCCTCCGGCTCTCCCTGTCTCTTAAATTTCCTGTCCACCGCAAGGGTGTATCTTGCTACAGCTAACGGCTCATTAGCTGTTGTATATTTTATCTCCGGGTCTCTCACAAGCCTTCCCATCAAAATGACTTTATTCATTCAGTCCTCCTCGTGCATTCAATGCCGTTTCTTGCCCGCAGCCCTATAGCTACGGGCATACCTTTTGTTACTCATTCACCTTTTCAACAACTGTACCGTCTATAGTATCAATATCAATTATGCTGTCGTTGCCGTCCTCAGCTATCGCCGTTGCAAGGGCAACCGTCTCTTTGTCTGCCGTGCGGTAATCAATGCTCATTAAGCCCCACTTTCCGATGAGCTTCCGATAAACTGTCTTAAGCGCCATTGCGTCAAAGTCATCACGCCAGCCCTTCCCCATATATTGACCTTTTCTGTATTTGCGTTCGTGCGCCTCTATCTGCTTTTTGGTCATAAATATGGTCTTTTCAGTGCCGTTTATAAGCTTGTAATAGCCTGCATAACCTATGATAGGCGTTTTCTCCCTCTCCTCGTCATCCTCGATAAAATCAAACTCTATCTCTTCAGTAAGCCTGTTATACTTCTTAAGCTCTCCCTCACGCACATCAAGCACATTGATTACTTTGTACACGCCCGTCCTGAGCGCCATCTGATGCATGCCCTTGTAGCCGAGTATGAAGGTTGCTTCCATTCTTTTTGTGAAGCTTCCGTCGGCATTCTTTATGCTGTTGTTAAAGGGCATTATGTATGCGTAGCCGAGGTTAGGGTCAATGGGTAAATCGTATGTTGCGGCCTTTAATGCTGCCTGTATTATAGTCATAGGCGCCTCGTTAAACGCCTTCTGTAAATTCACATCCGAATTAACCAAGCTTACTATGCTTGATATAAACTGTGGGCTTCTCTTGCCTAACAGCTCATCAAACCTCTTTCGCATACCCTCCCTGTCAAGAAGAGAAGCCATCATCACGTTTATGCTCATTTTCGCGGCATTGTCCTTGCTTACCTTGCTTTCTGTCGCCTTCTGTATCGCTCCTGCCATATCTTACGCCTCCTTGTTAAGCTTCTTAACCTCAAACTTTCTGAAAGTGCTTGCCTTTACCATATGCGCCGCACGGGTCTGAGTTTTCCAGGTAACCGAATAATTCCCGCATACTCCGTATTCGTTGTTCTTTAAGTCGCCCTGAAGAACCTGCTCATAATATTTAATGCTTTTGTCCAGCTCCTTCTTCTGTGCCTTAAGCGCTAACAGGTTTTCAATATCGCTCTCCCTGCCGACGAGCTGCACCGCCTCAGCGTTATCATTCCCTTCTCTATAAACAACCTTTAACGCCTCGCTGTCAGGGTCAAGCCCCGTGAACGCCGGAGGAGTATCGTTTTCAACGTGCGTCCAAAACTCAGCCTCAGCCTCCATAAGCGCCTTTATCTCGTCCTCGTCACGCTCTATAACAAAGTCATAAAAGCCCTTGTTAAGCACAAGTACCGCTAAATACCACCTGTCCGCCCCCGTAACGGCCATATAGTGCATACACTGCACATAATAGTTTTCAGGATAGCTGCCGTTCTTAAACTTTTTAAGGTTCATCAGGCTTGTTGTCTTACATTCAAGCCCGGCGTTTTCTCCGACTACGTCCCGGTCAATATTTGCGTGCGCAAAGGGATATTTCGTGTTCCTCAGTATGTAATTGCAGCGGCGTACCTTCTTGCCTGTGGTCTCCTCCCAACGCTTTGCGACATAATCTTCAAGGTCTCTGCCCTGCCTCATAGCCTCGTTGTCCTCCTTGGGCGGTATGCGGCCCGTCTTGTCCGCCCAAATACTGTAAGGGGTGGTGTAGGCGTTAAGCCCTACAATGCCTGCCGCATCGCTTCCGCCTATCCCTTTTTTTCTTTCTTCTATCCATTCATCATGGCTCATTTTTGCTATGCTGATTTTTTCAATGCTCATATTCCTTTTCCTCCCTTTCCCTGTACTCTCTGCCCTCGGCCTTGTTTGTGGCACATACAAGTAAGTTCCCTTTTGTGAAACACTCCGTATGCCCGTATCTCGTCCTTACCGCCACATGATAGGGGTATACAGCAGCTATCACCCGCGGCCCTTTGGGCGTTAAAACCTTGTTGCCCGCTTTGAGTTTTAATAGCTTGTCTATCTCTTTATAGCTCCGCCTGCTTGCGTCCGCATAGTCCTGCTTAGCTTTGCTGCTTTTGATAGGCTTTATAACTCCTATATTAACAAGCATGTTGTAAACCCTGTTTACGCTTACGTGAAGCTTATTTGCCGCCGTTGATACGTTCCCATACCTGCTGTAGGCTTCCCTTGCCATTTCCTCGGTAAGCGGATTAACCGCCTGTCTGCCCATCTTATAACGCCTCCTCCGGTGGCTCCGGAATCCGCATCCACCACTCAATAAAGATGTCCTCCGCCGCAGGGTATTGCTCCAATATAAATCCTTCGTCCTTGTAGTATTCCGCTAACATATATGCTTCTATCAGTATTTCATTTCCTACATTCCCGCTTGCCAAAACTAATACACAGTCCCCGTCGTCCGGTAACTTCTCCTCTGCCTTTATCCATCCTCTGTTGTCCATATTTACACCTCGCCTCCCCACTGTTCAGCCATTGCCTGTGCAATTCCCGGAAAAGTCTTTGCACGATTTTTCGCGCGTTCTGTCGTAAAAACGCCTCTGTGTTTATTGTCGTGCTTGTGACTATAACTTCCACTTGGGCACCATGTTGCTACAGGCTTGACCACATTAGTAGGTTTCAATTCTGTAAGATTTTTTAGCCAAAAACAAGTTTTCTTTGTGTACTCGTGTCCGAACTCATACGGCTGAACAGTCTGTGTATATTGCGGGAGTCCAAATACCTTCGAAGGAACAGGATTCTCTATGCATATTTTTTCAATGTCTGCCCACAAAAAATGCATAAACAAGTCTCTACCCAATATTCCAAGGGTAACTCTTTCGGCTTGCAGCTGGTGGCCTTTCCATAAATGCCTTGCCCCGGCATTGCTTAGATATGTACACGGCGGATGGGCAATCAACATATCCCAATTTCCAACTTCATGAGGTAATCCATCCATCGTGGTTATTGTTCCACCCCGCAGTACCGGAATTGCATCTCCTAATATATGCCATTCAGGATGCCCGCCTGACGGCTCTTGTATGTCGCAACTATAAGCTTCATGCCCTTTTTCCCTAAAAGCTTTGCATACTGTTTGGCTCTCTTCGCAAGCCACTAACACTTTCATCCTTACACCTCCTTAAAACGGCAGCCTGTTGCGGTGCCAAAAACAATACACGTTAATAATCAATCTGCATAATATGGATTTTATTTTCTTCATATCTCCGATACCGCCGCGTGATATTATCATTACTTCCTCCTGTTTTTCCATTTTCGCACCCGTTCACGCCTTGTTTTGGCGTTGGTGTAGGCAGTTAGCGCATACTCTTTCCTTGCCTCTTTCCGGGCATCTATCCCTCGTATCATATCAACTAATAAATCCTCACACATAGCCGTACAATCCGGCTGTTTTTCGCATTTGAAGCATCGTCTGTATCTCGATGTGAACACTCTAACGCCTCCTGTACATAGGGCAGTCCCGCCAGTGATAATCTATAAGCCCGTTGCACCTTTCGGTTTTAAACTCTTCACAGTGCCAACACCTTATATCGGCACTTGCCCTCCACGGGCGTTTTGTGATATTATTGGGATGTATATGTTTATCTGTTTCCCCGTTTGGTGTGTCAGCACCGGCGGGGGATTTTTTAATGCTCATCTTTATCCCCCTTTTTAATTAAATAGCTTATGCAGGTTTCTATATCATCAAGAAACTTTTCACGCTCGATTTTAGGTATATAACTTTCTTTTGTTTTAAGCGTCTTTAATATATTCAGGCATACTTCTCTTTCGGTCATTATGTACCTTCCGCAATATGGACAGAACTTAGCGCTTTTAAGACCTATAACTTCACCACAACCCTTGCATCTGGTATGTTTTTTGGTATAGCTTCCTTTGATTATCTTGCGTGGTACGTTATATTCTTCAAGGATTGCATATAGCGTCTGTTTAGGAATATTAAACTCTTCGCAAATATCTAAGTTATATCTGCCTGCTTTGTACTGTGCCACTACTGCCTGTTTGTCAGCCTCTTTCATTACTTATCTCCTTTCATCTCTCCAGCTCCTTTACCCTCTGCTCTATCCTGCTGAGCCTCTTCTTTAACCTGTCGTTCTGGCGCGCCAGCCATATTATGTCCACAAAAAAATACGCAATCATCGCAATTACAAATATCGTAATTACTACTTGCATTACGGTTATATAGTCCATTACAAAACCTCCTTCATCAGCTCTAACTTATTAACTCCCAATTCATTAGCTATCTTGCATAAATCCCCTAACCTCATTCGTGACGGGTTTGATAGCCATGTTGACATTGTAGCGGCTGATATATGCAGTTTTTTCGCCAAATCCTGCTGCATTATGCCGTTTCTCAACATTAATGTTTTTATACTTATTGATATATCTCTGCACTCTTTTTCCGGCGTGTACATTAATGGCTTTACCTTTGGCATATGTATCATCCCTCCCTTCTTTTAAATAGTTTGCTATATTCTGCATAGCAACACTCATCCTCTCACCCCCTCAGCAGTTCATCTACCGTACAGCCCAATATCTGCGCAAGCTGTACAAGCTTGTTAGCTCGGGGAGCACTGTCACCCTTTTCCCATTGAGATATTGCCCCCTGCGTAATATTTAGTGCATCTGCTAAAGCTTGTTGACTCATTCCGGACTTTTCTCGTGCCTCTTTAATATGCATACTATTCAGCCCTCCCTTCCATTTAATAGATTTATTATTATAATACAGCCGTTGGTTTTTCCTGTCAATAGATATTTTAATATTTCTTAAAAAAACTTGTTTTTTTAATTAGTTATGCTAATATTTGTTTGAGAGGTGATTTTATGAACAGAATCAGAGAATTACGAAAGTCTTTAAATCTTTCATAGGCTGAATTCGCTAAATCGCTAAGCGTTCATCAGACTGCGGTTAGCCAATGGGAAAATGGGAGAACCTCCCCTGATATAGAAATAGCAAAACGGATTTCTGACAAATATAATGTTAGCCTTGATTATCTCCTTGGCAACGATATTTCGACTAATGTGCAACCCGTCCTTGACAGCGACGGTCTTAATGCGCGTGACAGGAAAGATATAGCCAAAGATATGGAAAGCATAAGAGAAAAGCTTACAAATAAGACCGGCGGTCCTGCCAGTTTTAACGGCAAAAATATAGATGATGATGATGCAGAACTTCTTTTGGACGCAATAGAAATGATGTTAAAAAGGGTTAAGAAAATAAATAAGGTTAAATATAATCCGAATAAAAATAAGGATTGACGAGGTGATTCAGTATTGGAAATAGAATATATTGTTTCTAAATTGCTTAGACAATTTAATACCCGTAATCCTTTTTCTATTGCCAGATACCTTAATATAGAAGTACTTTTTACCGAACTCGGCAGCTCCTGCGGATGTTACCTCTACTTAAAAAAACATCGCTGTATAATAATTAACAGCGAACTTAGTGAATATGAACAGCGTATTGTAATGGCGCACGAACTCGGCCACGCTGTTTTACATACAAAAATGAACTATTACTTTATGAGAAATAAAACATATCTTAACACCTCTAAATACGAACGAGAAGCAAATACTTTCTCGGCCTATCTGCTCATATCCGATGATGACATAGAGCAGTGCGATACAATAGGTCACCTTGCTCAAATGGCAGGTGTCCCGCAATATATTGCAGAATTGAGGATAAAAAGGCATTAAGTTTCTCTGGGTATCAGACAATGATTGGATTGCAAAATAAAAAGGAAGGATGTAAATGAATGTATTGGTTTAGCCCTAAAGGCACAAGTGAAGTATTCTTTTTAACCTCAAATCAATTTAGTCAAATAAATGAACTGTTTGAAAATGAAACAGGTATATATATTATTTTCGCTGGAGATAAAAAAAGCTACAAAAAACGGTTGGATTTTTTTAATAATTACTTTCATAACCTTACTGATACAGAATTACTGTCCTTTAAGAAAATAACCCTTTTTGGTGAAGAAGCGCGAAATAATGTAACAAATTTATTGCTAACATTCTGCGATTTCAATACTTCATTTTATCTTGCTAAAATGGATCCTTATACCGTATACGAACTTCACGACACTAAAAGTTTTGAAAATAAGATTTACGCAGCAAAAAATAAAAATATACCGACAGGTCCATTTATTTCCTTGCTCCCAGAGTTTAATATTCCGCGTGCGTTCAGCTCTTTAGATATTGATACTCATGCCCCTCTCGGAAGCGAATTTCTTATTGCACATTATAGCGAACATTGGGTGTCTCATCGGGCGGCATTTTGCATACCTTTTAATATCAATGACGTTGAAAGTATTATGGGCGAAACGTTCTTTTTTGTAATAAATATGCGCGGAGGAAAATCCATTGTTGCAAGACGAGAATTTATAAGTAAACGCAAATCATCGGCAAGTATATATTACCTGTAACTTGCCGATAAAAACGCAATAAAAAATCCCCCGTGCTGCCAACGCGAGGGACACAGCGGTCTTTCGACTACTGCTAAACGCAATTACAGTATATCATAGGCCGCCTTTTATTTCTATACTATTTTAATTAAGGAGGTCTATATTATGGCACAGCCTAAAAAACTTGATAATGGCAAATGGGTAATTCAGTGCTGCTATGTGGACCAGTACGGCAAAAAGCATCGTCCACGATTCTACGGTAAAACTAAATATGAATGTTTTGAATTTGAGCAGCGGCTTAAAAGTCTTGGTGTTTTCGAGGATATTACCGTTGAGGAAGCCATAAGACAGTATATAAATAATAAAAGCAATGTGCTCTCCCCGTCTACGGTAAAAAGCTACGAGATTAATCTGAGAAATCATTATAAATACATAAGGAATAAAAAACTATCTGCGTTAACATCTGCCGATGTACAAAAAGAAATAAATCTTGAATCCAATAAACTAAGCCCTAAAAGCCTGCGAAATATATACGGTCTACTCTGTTCGGCAGTGAAAGCTTTTTGTCCTGATAAGATGTTAGTTTTTGATTACCCCGCAAAGATTAAGGCTGAAATAAATATCCCCTCTAAGGACGAAATACAGGCACTTGTAGATAATGCCCCAAATGAAGCCGTAAAGGCCGGCATTATGCTTGCAGCATATATGGGTCTTCGACGTTCCGAAATCTGTGCACTCACTTGGAACGATATTGATTTTGACAATATGCGTCTCTCTGTTAATAAAGCTGTCGTTATGGATAATAATAATATATACGTTACCAAAACCACAAAAACAACCGGCAGTACCAGAGTTTTAGATATTCCGGATATAATACTATCCGTATTGTCGTCATTGCCTCAGAATACAAATACCGCATTAAACTTATTGCCTCATAATTTAAGTGATGGCTTTTATACCGCAACTCGACGTACAAAAATAAAATGCCGTTTTCATGATTTGCGTCATTACTATGCATCTGTAATGCTTATGCTTGGTGTCCCTGATAAATACGCTATGGAACGTATGGGGCATAGTTCAAACAATATGCTTAAGACCGTTTATCAGCATACATTTAGTGACAAACAAGCGCAAATCACAAGTGTTTTAAACTCTTATTTTAACGAAAACAAATAAAAAAGTGCACAGGAAAGTGCACAGTAAAAAAATAAAACCCTTGAAAAATCAAGGGTTTTGCACTGTACCTTATGGGATTCGAACCTGATTCAGCTCATATTGCATAAACAACGGAATTTCAAAGTTTAGCAAAAACCATTGATTTTGCGTTGTTTCTCGATTTGTTTTTATTGAATAAATTTAAATTCAAATAGTCTATTTTGGCTAATGCAAATCAAAAGTGCACAGTAAAGTGCACAGTTAATACAATTATCAAATCGATTACTTATAAACTTAGAGGTTAATGTATCCACTAATATCATTAATTATTACAAATAAAATTAGGCAGAAATAATTAATCATAAAAAAAGGGCCTTTACAGCCCCTTTACTTCTCATTCAACATAAAAAAGGGGCGTTACCGCCCCTCTGCAAGTCTCCTTATTAAAGCCTCTCCATACCTGTACATCTCCAGATACAGCATTGTGTTCTCGTCAAATTTGTATTTCTCTTTAACTTTTGCCTTTGCCTCTTCGATTGTCATCTCCGTAAGCCTCCTCTTAAACTCTCCCCATTTCCCCGGCTCTCTTACCCACGGCTCCGGGCACTTCTTTCCCGTAACGTCGTAATGCCGTATTACGTTTTCAGCGGGTATATCGTACTTTTTCATAAGCCCCCGTACAAGCTCCAAAGCGTTCCGTACAGTTTCCTCGCCTATTCTGAAATACCCGTCCGCCCATTCGGTACACATTTCAACGCCTATGCTGTTGCTGTTCCTGCACTCCGGGTGTACATAATGCCCACCTCCGCAGTGCCACGCAACATCCGTGTCCTTAACCGACTGTAATACCCCGCACCTGTCCGCAAAATAGTGCGCCGAGGCGTTGCGGTTAGGCTCCGCAAAATACTTGCAGTTAGCCTTTGCCGTGTCGTTGTAATTGCCTGTGTAATGCAGTACGATATATTTTATCGCCCTCTGTCGTCCTTTGCTGTAATTACTCTCGTGCGCCTGTATAAGTTCCATAACGTCACCTACTTAAATAACACGTTTTTGAACAACTCGTAAAGTCCCGTGCTTGCCAGTCCGCTGAAAAGCCCGCCCAGCAGAATTTCCGCCGTAAATGCGCCGTTTATCCAGACGTTAAGGCCTACGCCCAAAAGCCCCATTATTAAGGGTATAAAACGGTTTAAATCCTCGTTGGGTATAACATTCTTTACGATATATCCCACACAAAGACATATGCTGACTATAATCGGCACCGTAAACTCCGTTAAAAATCCTAAATCCATATCGTTTCCCTCCTTACAATCCTACCCTCGTTATAACATATGCTATAACAGCTCCTACAACAGTCATAATTATTTTGTCCACTATGCTGTCCCACCTTTTGGCAGGCTTCGCCTTAAGCTCCTTAATGTCGCTTTTAGTTTCCTGTACGTCATTTTTGATATGCCCCATTTCGTTTGTCATAACTTCCATTGATTGGGTCATTTTGTCAAGGTTATCCTGACGTCTTTCCAGCTCGTCTATTCTGTGTGTGTTGCTCTTGGAGCGGCCCTCGTTCTCGGTGATTTTTTTAATGATGTCGTTTTCGTCCATATCATCCCTCCTTCTTACCGCTTCCGCTGTATAAATCATATCAAACAAGGCCTTCTGTTTTCACCCCTACCCACAATATTCCGGCATAAAGATAAAGCGGCGGGATATACCCACCGCTTTTTTATTACATTGCCCAGGCTCTATACGGATTATTTTTGTCACTTCTCGGATATTTGGCGTGGAAAAGTGAGTATGCGTCCTCGTAACTTAAGCCCTCATCTATCATTGTTTCCAGTATTTCTATTACCTCCTCCTGCTTAAGCTGTCCGTCGCCCTCTTCGTCCATAAGCTCGTATTGCTTTACAAACTCTATAATATCCTCATCCTTAACGTCTCCATACTTGTCAAAATATCCGGTTGAAGTTCTTACATTAATCTGTTTAAGGACATTTTCTTCGGCTCTTTCCTTTGCTATGCGTCTTGCCGCCGTAAGAGCCGCAGTTTTTTCATCTGCCGGCATATTTGATGTTAAATTGTTTTCAACATATTCCCAGTAAAGACCGTT